AATATTCCAAAAGTATTCTCCGTGTTGCTCTAACCCTTTAATGTGATTGTAGATAACATCAACGAATGAATCCTTTTCTATATTAGCGGAATTGGTGATATTAGGTATCACCAAAACACGCCTTGCTTCTTTACTTAATTGTCCTTCCCAAAATGTCATTAATTTAAATCATTTACTATTGTAGTTGGCATCTCAATTAATTCAACCTTATATGGTTCTTTTTGAGATTCTGTAAGATGCCATTTTAATTTTTTATATATTTGTGCCCCTAACCCAGATTTCCAAGTGTCTTCCCAAGTTGTATTTTTATGATGAACAAGTATAACCAAACTTGTCTTTCTCTTTAGTTTTTCTTCTTTTTGAAGTTCTGCACTCTCATACAAAGTATTCCAAATTGTATCCCATCTAAACATAGCTGATGATAATGATATACATATTGTATTTGTATCACGTGTGTTATATAATTCTATTTTCTTTTGTAATCTTTTTTTGTTTTCAGGTTTATCATAGTGAATCCAAAGTTTATTACTAGCTGCAAATTTATTTGCTGCAATTTCTTCCTTTGCTTTATTAAGAATTCTAGTTATAGCTGCTTTAGGAAATCCACATTTATCCAAGAAAACTTTATTACCATCCGAATTGTAAGGAGTCCCAGAGGTTTCAGCCACACCAACAATATACTTAACAGCATCAGCTGGCGTCATTGATACTTTTTCAATTTCTGGCTTTTTGTTAAGTAAATTACTTACACCTTTTAATTCTTGGTTGGTTAGTTTTGTATGGTATTCTAATGGAATTCTAATAACAGGTACTTCGGAACAATGTTTTGAATCATGTGCAGCATCTAATGTATGATTACCATCTCCAATAACATCTTCACCAGCCATTCTACCTTCATATATGACAATTGGATTGCACTTATCTGTACGTCCATTTGCTTCATCAATTTTCTCTCTGATATTTCTTCTATGTTCGGTATAATCTTCTGCTCTTACTTGTAATCTCTTTATTTTATAAACTTCGGTTACATCTTCTTTGGTTATTGGAAATTGTTTGTTAAGAATTTTATTTGCCAATTCTTCCATTTTATCAACATCCGGTTCTATATATTTAGGAGTTCCATTGTATTTATTGATATATTTATCATTTGTACGAGCCTTATTATCACTTAATATTTTATGCTCTTTTACAGTCATTTGTGCATAATCACCATAATCAAGAATTTCAAATCTAAGTTTTGTACCAGTTGATGAAAATATCTTATTAAAAGATTCATCGGTTGATGAATGCCAATATCCATCACCAACATAACCTTTATGTACACCCACATAAACTTTGTCTTTATATTCACCATTTAGTACAGTAAATCTATATAAATAGCCCTCATATACATCGGGCATATTTCCCAATTCAACTTCCGATATTGATGGTGATTTTTCTAAGCTTTCTTTAAGCCATTCTTGATACTTTTCTTTTTTCATTTCTTTTAAGGTTTATGATTTTAAATTTTGTTTATATACAAATATACGAAAAATACCCGAATCTACCAAGTAATTTGGGTACTTTTTTATAACTGATTGATAATCAATTAGTTATATATTACCAAAAATTTGCAGTACCTTCCGGTACTTCGTATGTAGTTAGGTGATGTACTACTTCTGTGTTGTATGATGCGGTGTCTTTTGGATAGGGTCTGATTTCATGCTTCAATCGTTTCATCAAATCCTTCTTCTCTTTTTTATCTTGCGCAAGTATCTGAACGTACCTATGCTTTGGTGGTTCTTCCCTTCTCCAAAACTCTTTATATCCTTGCTTTCCAATTTCGTTTTTAAGATGGTCTAAGTTACCACTACCCCACATTGAGAATACTGTCCTACTATGAATCCATTGATATGGGTCTTTGTGTAGTGAGATACCCCAATTTGGCATCAATGCAATATCCGTAGATAATCCCTGATAAATCCAATTGGTAGCTTGGTAGATACCTCCTAAGTGAGCTTGTCCGTTATCGGCGTATGATAGTAATACCTTAATTGCCTTATCGTTTTCTTTTAACCATTTGAATGATTGTCCTAATGCGAATGATTCAATGTTAGAGCCATACCCATCATCACAATACAAACGTGTCAATTCTAAAATGTTATCTTTGGTTAATCCTTCACAAATAGAAGTGGATGCTTTTGCTCCAACAGGGAAACCATAGATTAAACAACCTATAAGTTTATCACCATCAAAGGTATTAGCATCTTCCGATTTGTAATAGATTCCAATTGCATATCTACAAGCTGTCCAAGCATGAGTGTAGTGTTTCTTTACAATTATATCTTTAGCTATACTCTTTGCTATTGGAGCAACATATACTTTAGATACATCACAATAATTTTTACCTTCTACTTTCATTCTTTTTTGCTGCTTTTGCTTTTTCTAATATTGATAATGATTTCTCTAACTTAGCTTCCTTTTGTTGTTTCTTCATCATTTTATCATACCCAGCAGGAAATTTATTCTCTACTGAAATAGGTCCATTTGGGAACTTATCCAAATCATATTTCCATATAGATTCAGTTCCATCGTCATCTTTGTAAACTACTTGAAACTTACGTGGTTTTTCTATCGGTCCTTTAGATACTGCCATAATATTACAAATATACGAAATTAATCTGAAACTTCCAAATTATATTTAACTACTACTGATTTTGCAACATCTTTTAATATTTCAACAAATTCAATATCGTTTGTAAGGTTTTTAAATCTGTTAATACCCCTCATTACTATTTGAATATTACCAACTTCATATCCCTTATCGTTATCTATCCTATCTATTGATGGGGCTAATATGTGTTGATTTTTACTAAAAAGATATTTTTCCTCTAATTTAATTCCAGACTTACAACATTTTGCATTTTGTAAAATCCAAATAGTTTGTATGTGTGGTTTTAAGATATCAGGGTTATCTAAATTTTTTTTATTTAATTTAATATTAACTTCAGATTTAGTTAATCCACTTTTAGTTAAAGCACTTTTATACTTTCCACCACCACCACCATATTTGGAATTTAACTTTATATTTTCATATAATTTATTAACAGCATTTTTACTTAATAAATTGGAATTAGTTGATTCAAAAAACTGCATAATTATTTAATTTATTGGCTCCATTTTATGAACTTCATCAATAATATCCAGCTCTATCTTTGGGTAGGGGAAGACCTCATGTTTAAGCGATTTTAAGAGGTCCTTACGTTCCCTTTTATCTTTGGTTAGAATATACACATATCGGTGCTTACGGGGTTCTCTTTTAATCCAGAATGGGCTTGTAACCATTGTCTGAATTATCTTCGGGTCATTCGTTCCGTACTTCACATAAGATGTACGAGAGTGATGCCATTCATCATCCTCACTCCACTTAAAACTCCAACTATCACTCCAACGAATTTTGTTTCCTTGATATATCCAATTGGTAGCTTGATATACCGTTCCTAAGTGCCCAGCGTTTGGGTCTGAATATGATATTAGTGCTTTGATACGAGGTACATTAGTTCGTAACCATTCAAAAGTTTGTCCAACGAACCAACTCTCAATGTTAGAACCATATCCATCAAATACGAATAGTCTTGTCAATTCTAATACACCATCTCTAGGAAGTAATTCGGAGATTGATGCGCCGGCATTTCTACCAACCGGGTCACCATAACAGGCAACTCCAACTAATTGTTCGTTTACACCACTAAAAAAAGAATGTTCATCTTCAGATATGTAAAACAATCCCAACGCATAGGATACCTTCGTCCATATCCCACTATAATGGTTATTGACAATGATATCCTTTGCGATGTTTTTGTTAATCTCTCTAATAGAAAACTTAGAGATGTCACAATATTGTTTACCTTCTACTTTCATAAGCTTCCACTCCAAAATTCATTTAGATGTGCCCAAGTTTTACGTTGGATTATCTTCATTACATTGGCAGGAGAAACTTTATTGTTACGGGCAATCACCTTTAAATTTCGGTGACCCATATTCCATAATTTTCTAATATTTAGAACTTGCTCATCTGTCAGTTTAGCGGCAGGATGAGTTTGCCCTCTTAAAATAGCCATGTAACCTTTATTATTT